CGTTCGCAAAAGTGCTCTGGTTGAGCGGCCGGAAGATAACCGAAATATCCCGCGTGCATATAAAGACGCACGGGGGACGCACGGTAGTAACAAATGAAACCGGAATGTTGAAAATGAAGTTACCGTAGTAACAACAAATAAAGCCAAAGTATAAGCCAACTAAAACGCTGACAAATACTTTGGCTATTATGTCAACAGTATTGGCGCTGTAATGATAGATAGTATCTCGATCATTACTTGCGCTGGAGGGGGTGTGTTATTCAGGCAAGTAAATAGTAATAAAAGTAATATCAACAATATAATCTTTATTAGGATCGCGCAAATATAAATCACTATGATTTTGAGCGCTTTTTAATGTTTTAAATGGAAGTGTGCATGACCATTTGCCATATTGCCTATAAGCAATAATTGTATATTCCAAAAACATAATTATTACCTTCCCTTTCCCTAATTGGTGCCCCTAACCGGACTTGAACCGATACGCTATAAAGCAGAAGATTTTAAGTCTCCAGTGTCTACCAATTTCACCATAGGGGCTATAAGTATAGGCTTCTTTACCTGCATTGATTTAATAACGGCGCAACCGTTAACCTATACTATCACAAACTCCTAACAGGATACAAATCACCCTTATAAATCACACTAGGTAATTTACTATCCCCAAACATTTCTAGCATATGCTTACGATAAGCATCTACCGTAATCACGTCTGCGCGTGGTACGAAATCCTTAGGATTGCGTGAATTAGAAACGAGAAGCATGGTTTGCCCTTTCCCTTTGTTGGCAATCGCAGAATACACATGCTGATTAATAACGCAAGCAAAATAAAACCCCCGGCTCTGATCCTCGGGAAAGGGGCAGGAGAGCCGGGGGTTAGATGCGCCTTGCGGCGAACCTTGGAATAGGGAGCTTGCTTGAAGGGCGGGATGCGCTGCCTATGCGTTGCTTATACAGGGCTTAAGTCAAATTGCCAATTGACTAAATCCTCAAATCTAGTACCGTGACACCCTCACTTATTAAGGGATAGGATAATGAGCATTTTAACAATCGCACAATCTACCGCACCTTATGTTTTTGGGGGCGCGGGGGTGTTTGCTCTATATACTATAGCGAATGAGATTAAGGGTCACGTTTGGGCCATACAAGAGTTGCTAGCCGATTACAGGCTAATTCAAGGGGCGTTGGCTAAGGACATAGCAGCTATAAAAGAAAGCGCTGTGGGCCCATCGCTGGCGTTTGAACAAGTCATGTGCGGGGGTTGTGGTCAAACTGTCCCCACCGGAGATGATGGATTTAGCCCTGCCCCGCATGATTGTGATCCGCGCGCCTTTGAAAATAATTTTCAAAATAGCCTAAACATTGATTGGTAAGGGTTGACTTATTAATCCCTCTCTTTTAACAAAGCCAAGCCACGAACGGCAAAGCATCATCCCAAATAGGAAAGGTTATTACAATGGCCGCTAAGACTGAAATCGCCTCCGTTGAAACCAAGGTTGAAGAAAGCAAGAGCGATAAGTTTAAGCGCCTTGCCAATTCGCGCACCTCCAAGGCGCTTGACGCTATCGCCTCCATTGGTGGCCTTGCTGCTAAGAATAATTATGAATATACGCCAGAACAGGTTAGCAAGATTGTTACCGCCCTTACGGCTGAAATTGCCAAGGTGTCAGACAAGTTTGCTGGCAAGGTTGAGGCGGCTGTGGGCTTTGAACTGTAAGCTATATTGAATAGGCTTTGTGGGGTTGCCTTAAAGCCCCACATATTTGGAAAGGAAACCGCACAATGGCTAAGGCACCTTCTAGCGCACCCGGTCAAGCTATCGGTCGTCGCATTTCACCTAAGGAAATGGGTTACGATAAGGAAGCAATCCTTAAGCTTGTTCTTAGTGATACTGATAGCGAACACGCCATTTATCGGGTTGTCGGCATTGCTACCGCGCTTAAGCCTTACAAGGATAAGACAGACAACGGTGACGGCTCTGTCAAATTCGGCCTTATGGGCCAGTTTGAAGCCACTGGCGTTGACGGTGAGATTAAGACAGGCAGCGCTCTTTATCTCCCCGGATATGTCAACGATATGGTTGTCGCGGCGCTCTCTATGGACGGTAATGAGGCGGTACGCTTGGCATTCGATATTTACGCCAAGTATGACAAGGACGCAGCAACCAGTTACGTTTTTGTTGCTCGTGACCTTTTGAACGCTGGCGCTAATAGTGTCGATGAAATCAAGGCGGAAATCGCTAGCCTTCCGGCTATGCCTAAGACGTTGGCTTTACCTAAGGAATAACCACCCGTAAGGGTCGCAAAGGAACGCCCGCTAGGATCACTCCTAGCGGGCGTTTTCTTGTGCATCATCCCGCGCAAGAAACTAATGAAAGAGCGCTCCTAGGAATGCTCCAATTTTACCATTGACGACGCCAGCGGCTACAGCTGCGCTTACCACAGCGGGTAACCCAGCTTTGATATAGCGCGCTAGCTTAGTCACTACCTGCAAGATTTCATCAACACTCTCTCCCATACCTTCTAGAGTAGTCAGGCGCTTTTCTACATGGTCAAGTTTAGTGCTCATTTGCTTATGTCCATTTTCTAGACTGCTAAGCCTGTTGCGTATTTCCTCCATATTTTGCGGCCCTGTTGTCTTTACTCGATCACGCGTAACAATTTGTCCCCGCTGTTCCATATTTTAGTCCTGATATTTCTAGGAAGAATAATGCAACCGTGGCTAGCATTGCCGGGGTTGTGGATACTATCGCCATGAATACGAAATGCAGAGCGCCCAAATGTCTGCGTTTCTTTAGCTGGTTCTAATGCAATCGCAAATGGCCCCACATTAGGACTATCTGCAACCGAAACAATAAGCCAATCGCCTTGTGGAATAGGCCCTAGAGCCTTGGCGGATTGCAAAGAGGGGTTATTTTTGCCTCTATTTGCTCCGCTATATCCTTTAGATATTAGCTTATCGTCGCGGTAAAGCTCACCAGCGCTTTGATCCCAAATCCACACGGTTAAGTAGCCTTAACAAATTTTACGCTTTCATCGCGCGGCTTATCGTTTTCTTCTAACGCAGCATGAATATTAGCGACACTTTGGCGCGTAGCTTCAATAAGTTTATGGGCTGTTTCTGCCTGTTTAGGGGCCAAACCCATACCTTCCATAATAAGCGCAAGTGTATCTGCGATATTGGCAAGGTCATTAGCATGGTGTGAAAGAAACTTAGCGAGAGACATAAATATATCCTTTTATTTAACTGCCGCGATTACTTGCTTTCCAGTGTCACTAGTAAGCGTAAATGCGGCTATCGCCAATCCAATAAGTATAATTCCAATTAGGACGCTTACCCATCTTGCGGCAGTGTGGCCATTTAAAAGGTCTCGCAACCAATTAGGTGTTAGCGCGTCTGTAACACTAGATACCACACCACCAACGCTAGAAGCGGGAGCGCTACTAGCAGACGCTGGATTACCACCAAGTAAATTTTTCCAATCGCCAAATCCTTCATGGTGCGCCATAGCCGCTGCCAAATCCTTAAGGTTTTGAGGGCTTAAGGTTTGATTAGGGTCTATATGTAAAGCATCGCTAACACTTTTGATATATGCCCCTGTATTGTTTTCACTTGGGGGCGCATACTTAGTGATTACCTTACTTATAGTATTAACACCTTTATCGTAATAGCTTCGTAGCAATGCGACTTGAGCGTTAAAACCATCTACAGCGGTTTGAAAAGTGGCAAACCCTTTATTACTTCCGGTATATCCGGGTTGACCCTGCGCATATGATCCATCGCGGATATTGCCCGGATTATTGTTTGTATCCGCAAGAGACATTATTTAATCCTTTAGTGGGCGCTCATATTAGCAGGAATGCGCAAGTAACCTGTAGTCATATCCTCATGCACTAATTCAGGCTCGCTACGCGCAATTGACTGCGCAATGTATCCAACGCGCCTAGTACGCGAACCTTTATAGTTATAAGAATAAACTTCACGTCCTTTAGCGTCATATCCTTCAAAGCGAATATTCTCTTTTAAGCGCTGATCGCTAAAAAGACTACCAAGGGTAGATCCAATGGAACTAACGGCACCCCCAACGCTGGAAATAATCTCACTAGCGCTATTGCCGCCCCCACCACTTCCATTAGTAGTAGTACTAATAACGGGTTGACCACTAGCGGCTGCTACCAATACATCGCGGCTTTCATAACGCGTATTCTTAGGTAGATTATTAGCTTGACTAATAGCAGCTAGCCGGACTTGGCTATTAGCTAGCGCTGTTGCTTGGCTGGCCGCAATATATTCGTGATATACTGTGCCTTGTTCTTTAATTTGGGCCATAGCAACTTCCGCCGCTTTATTATCGCTGTTAAGCTGTACGCCAGCCCCAAGCGATGCCACTTGTACAGCCGCGCCAGCTTGCGCCCCGATTACAGCGCTTTGCGCTTGGGCGTTAATCTGTGCTGCCTGTATAGTGGCATTGGCGGCAACTTCCGCGTCACTAGGGCGCGACGCGCTAGTGACGCTGTTAGAGGAGCCGCCCGAACCTCTAACAATGACAATAAATATAATCCCGCCCACTACTGCGATAATACCAGACGAATAAGGATGCTCTTTTACGTAACCTGAAATATTCATTTCACACCCCTTTAAAACTGGCGGGCGCTAGCCGTAGGATCATCACCACTAAGCGGCGCTAATGTGGGCGATTGCGCCGGATTGCCAGTAACACTAGCGTCAAGTGGTTTAATTGAAGGACCGGGGGTAATAGAAGCCGGGTTGATGGCGTTAACCGTACCCTTCACCATCTGCCCACCGTTACCGACAATCCCCGCATAAGCATAACCATTATATTGCTGGAAACTTAAGCGCGCGGTTGTCTGATCCCCGACAAACGGGCGCTTAATAAAGTTAAGTACCTTACTAAGCATGATATGCCCTTAGAATTGGAGGGAAGGAAGCGAACCCGTACCGCCGCCCATTACAGGGCCGGTAGCTGCCTTAAGCGCGCCACTAAATGCGTCGCCAGCGCTTTTAATAACGCTAGGTGTCTGCGAGTTTTTGCTTACTAATACAGCAAGAATAGCAACCCCAACAATGGCAGTCGCTACGGTTGCGATTTGGCCGATTGCATTATCCATTTTACTTACCCTTTAAAGCGGAAGTGAATTTTTCAAAGAAACCCTTATTACTAAGCAACAAACCGACAAAGATCAATACTAAGAAAGCATTGGCAAAGGGCTTAAGCGGCTTAATATAACCAAGGGAACCGGCGGCAATTATTGCAATTACCCATACGTGAAAGCCGGGGATATTACCAGTAGGGCGAAAATCATCTGTAATAAGGGTTTTTAAATTCCCTAGCTTATCATTGATACCCGCCGCAATTAGCATGATCCCGACAAATAGGACTAAAATAGGCATTATTACAGCCCTATATTAGAGAGTAAATCACCCATCGAACTAGCCAAACTATCCGGCAAGTATTTGGATAAATCCCCAAACGGAGAGTTACTAGCGCTAGTCTTATCCGCATTGCTAGCGCTAGTGGGAGGCGAGGGAGAGGAACTAAATAGGGCCAAATAATCCGGCAATTGGCCCCGCAATGTCACGTAAACAATAAACGAAAACACTAACGAACCGAATATAACCGTTGATTGGCGCACTATTAATTCCTTAATTAATCTTGTTTACAAGTGGAATAGTGTTGCCAAACTTGCGCACAATAATAACAAGAATAACAAGCATAACAATAGTAACTAATGAGACGCCAAAAATGCGCATAATTATTTCCTTAACTAGCTGCGGCTTCTACTACGTATGAACCAAGGATTTTCATTGCATCCCACATTGCGTAAGCAATAATAAGGAAAATGATAAACCAAAAGATTAGGCTTAAGTAATCAATCGGTTCGCGCCAAGGTTTTTCAATAGTGTTTAAAATATCCATTGATTTATCCTCGCAAAATAAGGGGTGCCCTAAGACACCCCTTATCATTATCGTTAACCGCCGCTTGGGAGCGAACCGGCAAAGACAACCTGCGAAGCCTGCGAGAAGTATTCAAAACCGGCCCAAATAGCAGCATTGGCATTAACAACACTAGGATTGATAGTAATCTGAGTGTTACCAAATTGCTGTGTAGAAATTGGTTTTGCGCGATGGTCAAAGTAATAACTAGCTGCGGGCGGATCAGCCATAAAGGTGGACCGAGCGAGTAGCGCCGCCTCTTCCGGCCCATATTTCCAAATATTGGAACTATTGGCAGTCTGCAACGCAAAGTAGTTAATATCGGTGCCCGCGTTATACGTTCCCCCGTTATCATAAACAAGCGCGGTAGAAAGGAAGTTACGGAAGTTAGCAAATGGAACGCCAAAATCCTGATTGGCGACGAGCGCGCTAAGCGTGCTATTCTGCAACTGATAAAGAATAGACAAATCATTCTGCGGGAGAATAGGATTGTTATTTTGATCCATTGGCACCTGATCTATATAATCCTGCCAAACGGTAAGAGTTACGTTACCCTGCCATCCGCCGGTATTGCCGCTATAAGCAGCAAGGCCCTTGTCAGCGGCTGCTACAACCGGATTAGGATTGATTTCAAGCTGCAACTGCGCAACCGCGTTAACAATACCTGCCCACATAGCGCCTCGCAAATCAACTTTGCTATAAGACAATGGAACATAGTAATAGAACTGAACATCTGCGGTTCCGGTAGCAACCGAGATAGCTGCGGGGGCCGTCATAACATCATAGTTGTTACCGTAGCCTACAGGCACGTTAGGTGCATAAGCGCCGCCCATAACCATAGGCTGCTTGGCGCTATTAATAAGGTTAAGGTGCCAGCCCTGCGTCTGATGGCGCACCTGATTGTTAACGTCTGTAAAACCAATGTTACGCAGCAAATTAGCCGCGCCGAAATTGGTTCGCGCGAGCGCTACACCACTAGCGCCCGTATTGGTGTTAGCAATAGTGCCGGAAACTTTAACAAGGAAACCACGAATAAGGCCAACGTTCTGTGGGACAATATTAACAATTGTCTGATTAGCCGGATTAATACCAGTACTATAGATTTGCTGCAATCTTTCTACGCCCTGCGTAAGAATAAGATTACGCGCCGCCGCATTCTGTGCGGCGGGGTTGTTAGGCTGGCTTGAAGGGATTTTGCCGCCGCCGGTATTGTTAGAAGCCATTACTTATCCTTCCAGATGAAATGCGAAGCTACGCACATAAGAAAAACTGCAAACGCTACCAAAAACCAATTCATCGGGCTTTTAAGTAGCGCAAAGTTTGGGAGTAAATCACCCATCATTTGCCGCCTTATTCCCTTCCGCGCGCATCATTAATTGATGGCCAAAAGTCATAAGCAAATATAGCAGCGCTACCATTAGCCAAATAGCTAAGATATTCTGCCAACGCCAAGTTAAAACTACTGCATCCATTAAACTAGCGCCTTTTTATTTGGCGTCATAAGTCGCCGTTTAAACAGGTTAATAATCGACTGTTTATCAGGTGCGGGCGCTAGGACAGTCGATTTCCCCCGGCCCACATCGTACCACAAGCAAGAATATTTCGGCAAGTCAGAAAAAACGGTTACTATTTCACCATTACTAAACTGTGCCGGTTTGATAAATTGCTTAGTTATTTTTAAATCGCGTTCGTCATTTTGTTCAAACACAGCAAAGTAATCAGCTTGGGCAATGGCAAATCTACTCATCCATGCAGGGCGTTGATACAACACAATTACAGGAATATGCAGGCTTCGGCCCTGCGTTAGAATAATGTCAAAGGGATGGCCATGCTTTTGAGGCAAAGCGTAACCTTCATCTATTAATAACCCTACGTGCCCTTGTTTGTAACAAGCCCATAGGAATTTATTAATAGCTTCATCATCCGCAACCGGGCGTAGTAACATTCTATATACGCCCGGTTTCTTTGGGGGTTTATCATTAGGTGAAATGTCTTTGATAAAGCCCTTACATGCTTTTACTGTTTCATCAATTAAATCCTCTCGCTTATAGTCAATAATAACCCAAGGCATTTCATCGTAATTGCGGGTAGACATTAAGGCCCAAGCAAATTGACTTTTGCCCGATCCGGTCCGCCCTAATACAACGGTTCTTTGTTGTTCAGTCGGTCCCCTTATCACGATCTTTTTTCTTTCGTTCGTTAATAAGATAAAGGCGCGGCCCGTAAATACTACCGGCTACCATGACTAAGCCGACAATGGCTTCAATCTTAGGGTCAGGGCGTATATCAAATTCGCGTAATACATTAGCAGTAGCATTTGCCAAACTTTCCGCTTCTAAATCCTCTAGGATAAATTCGGGGGATTTAGTGGCACCGGCAATACCTACATGCAGAATAGATAATACGCGGGTTAGGCTTTCTACACTAGCCGCACTATCGGTTTGCCTGCGACTTTTATTTCCACTATTTCCGCTTCCGCTTCCGGCTTTTCTTCCTCGCTTTTTTCGGAAACTTCCGTCAGCATTTCGTTTGTCTCTGCTAACGTGGATATTGTCGTCAAATCGTTCTCCGGTAGCGTCAACGTCTCCCGCGTTTCCAGCGTCTCCAGAGAGGAAAGGCGCAATGATAAGTCCGCTATCAATGCCGTCTGCGTTTCCATCATCGATATTAAAGTCTGCCATTTATCATCGTCCTGTTGTGCGGTTTCTACTTGTACTTCTGCATAGGCTTCCGCTTCCGCTATCCTTGCTTCAGCATGAATTTCAGCAATCTGAATTTCTTTGTCAGCTTCAATTGCCGCTATAGTAACTTCATTATCAGAGACAGTCTCAATCGCCGTTACTTCCGCTTCCGCTTCCGCTATCACTTCCGATTGATTTTCGCCCTCTATTACTACTTTTACTTCCGACATTATCTAGCCTTTCCAAAATCGCAGTTAACAAATCGTGTTGCCGCATTTGCTCATTCTTAATCAAATCTAACTCTGATTTAAAATGTTCTAATACAGCTTTGGCTTGTTCGCTATACAATGCGATATTTTCGGGAGATAATGCCGCCATTATTTCAGGCGGCATCATCTTAGATAACATCGTTGCTAGCATATTATCCATTGCAGACATTGTGCGGTTAATCCTTATTAGTTACGTAAGAAACCAAAAGTATTCCCTACTTTATGTAATACTCTTGTCAATGTTGAATAGCGTTTCTGTAGATCAATAACCGCCGCCGCCGTGGTTGCCAAATCCACACCCCCTACCGCCAATAATGTAATATTCGTTTTAATGGCGTAATCAGTAGGGTCAGCCCATCCTGTCGAACCAGCGGGTCGCATCATAACACTAGGCGCTACGGTGCCATCACCGCTTAGCCAAGTGCCCTGAAAGTTTCGCTGCCAAGCGTCAAAAGCCGCGCCCGCTACCCGGAATGTTTCAACCGTCCCTGCACTAGGGCTATAAAATTCAAGCCCTGTAGCGCCTCCAGTAGTAACACGCTCAGCCCAAATACCATTAATACTATCGCCCCAAAGGCGTTTGAAATTGCCGCTTGTAATGGCTTTCATCCATGCGGGCCAATCACCTGTAAATAGATTAGGAATACCACTAATCTGCACATTTTCCATAAAGATCGTGTCGCTTGTGGTAGTAGCGCCGCCAGCGTCTCTATAAAAAACCCCTAAGCAAGCGCCCCCTAATACACATTGAATATCTAAATCACGCAATACCCATTTAATAGATTGGTTGCGACCGATAAGGCAAACCGATTTAAATACAAAAGCCTGGCTAGGGTCAGCTCCAGCTACCCCCGCAAGGTTCTTATTAAACTCAATACGCGCTTTTTCAAACGTGATAGTGCCAAGATTAGAAGCGTCAGCGGTATTATCAATAATAGCCACACCTTGCGTAGTCGCTTGCCCTAATCCACCAGCATTATTGTCATACGTAAAATTGGAATAGCAAAAGCTACTAAGGTTCATAGTTGCGCCTGATTGCGCATAAATAGCTACTACGCCCGGATTGTCATGACGATTATATGATTGATGATAGTTTACCCATTCTTGGATATTAATTTGATAGCGCGCGCCTTGCCTAAAACGAACCATATGGCGAAAGCGGTCATCTACACCATAAGCGCCAACTCGTTTAGGGATAACAAGAATGTCGCGGCAACTTGCACCATCTAAAGTAAGGTTATTCAGATTAGCTGAACTATTCGTGCCAGTGTTACCAAGCGCAACTGACTGCGTGACGAAATCGACACCTACATCATTAGCAGTTAAGACAGTATTATCATAACCACTCCCATTCCAAGAATACGAACGCTTGGTAATTGCCCCAATCAAATAGTTATTAGCATCGATATTAATCGTTAGCCCGCCTACTGTATTAGGCGAAACAGTACGATAAGAATTATCGGCCTCCATATTGGTAAATGCAATAGTGTCGACTGTAACACCATTGCCTTTAGCGCCATATTGTTTTGGTGTATTAGTATCTAATTGGAGTTTCCAATAAGCCCCATCTGCCGATTTAAACTTACCATTTTGGGCAGGCGCAGCTACAGAGCGTGAATAAAGCCCGCCCCCATTATCGCCGTAAGCAGCATAGCCCCCCGTAAAAACAATATTAGTACTACCGGGAATAGAAGCCGCTTGTGCTGCTACTTTAGTTTGCCCAATAAATCCACCAGCAATTAATGCTTGGTCCGGTACATTCCATTGCATTATATAACCCCTTAAAAATCTTGCCAACCGACGGCGGGATAAACGATATAAGCATTTGTTACCTGCAAGGTGCAAACACCTTCATTATTATTTGAAGCAATAACTTCTTTGGCTTTAGTCATTGCCTCATCTAACGAAACCATAGTTGTGTATACAGATGCTGGAGCCTCGCCTAATGCATTAGTGGCATAATATGAAACAACATATAATGTAGTAGGCTCAATAGGCCAATTAGGTTGCACTAAATCAACCATTAAGTTAACTCCGTAACAAGCATTGAACCTGTAGCGGTTGCCCAAGCTGCATTTACGCGACCCGTATAATCGCCATGCTGTAGCGTAAAAGATGAATTGGCAGGAAGGATAAGGCTAAAACTAACTACTGCATTGACATTGGCGAGTGCTATATTAACAGCGCTAGAGCTATTGTTATAGAATACCGCCCCCTTGCGCGCAGCATTAGCGGCTAACAATTGTGTAGAAACTACCGCAGCCGCGACACTAGTAATAGCGCTGCCGGAAGGGCCTTTAGTTTCCGCTAATAAATCAGCATCATGTGTTTTAAATTCGGCATTGGCATTAAGTTGCACATTAGCGACATTACCAGCACTATCTAATACACCATCTAAAACAGGAGGGTGAGTAGGAGCAATACCTACCGCATCCGGCCCATATATCGCTCCAATTGTAATAGTGCTGGAAAAGTCTAAGCGCCCCTGATCGTCAACTTTAATACCTACAAATTCGCCGGTCGTGCGATCTATACCGCCAATATAAACTGGCTTATTATCTGTTTCCGTGGCAACTATAGATCCTTCCCCCATAGAGCCTTCAACTTTAATAGTTTTGGCGTTGTTAAACGTTCCATAGCTATACCAAACAACCGGCGCGATTTCGTAGTTATAAAGGACAATCTTAGTCTTATCCGTAGCGCCGCCATCTGTAGTAAAAGTAATTTCACTATTCTGTGTTGCATCTAAAGAGAAACGCCCTTGCGCATATGCTGGAACCGAAAACCCTTGATTAGTAATAGTAACCGCGACCATCACCGGATTAGGGTTTGTTCCGTTGTCAATAAAAACAGTTTTAGGGACTCCAAAGAGCCTTTGCTGATTGATAGTTGCAAAGTTAAATACAATGGCATTAGCAGCGGTAAAATCAGCGTTATAATTATATGATACAGGTTCTGGGTTCCTATCGGGTACTTGTGAGCGCCCGACTTGGGTTAGGTCCGTAACGTTAATGGGTTCTGCCATATCTAGGCCCTTACATTTGCTAAAGAAATCCTTGCCTTAATACGGAACCTAGCGCATATTCGGAGGCGAAGGGCGGGACGGGAAACCCGTGTAACAATTGGAGAATAGAGCGGGTTTGCTAATGCTTGCCCGCCCTAATCCCCCATTGCCGCCCATAACCGCACTAATGGGGGTTCTGGCGTGGCTAAGTCTAAACGTAAAGCTAGCGCCGCGCAACGGGACAAAACCAATATATTAATTGCGAAAGTCCTTAAACAAAAGGGCGTAATTAGTAAGCAAGCCAAGTTGCATAGCGGCCAATATATTTCAAAGGAAGTATTGGCTAAGGTCCGCAAATATCAAGATATTGCGCGCTTAGATTATACTACTGTAAAGGTTTCCAAAGAGATAGCTAAAGCCGCTAAAGAACGCGGCTATGAAGTTGTACAGGGAAACCGCATTGTAGGACCTAAATCCACACAATTCCGCAACCGCATTAAAAAGGGAGAAATCACAGGAATTAAACCTGTGAAGGGTGGATATATGGAGGAAGTGCAATTACCCCATAGTATTTACGATATGCGGGGATTGGTCGAACAATTGCAGGAAGGGATTGATACGCTCAAACTTCCTAACGAACAATTTGCATTCAAGTATAAAGGGAACGAAAGTTTCCGCGCTTTTATGAATACGCAGCAACTGTTAGATTATTTGATGCATTATAAAGGAATTGAAAGCGCTATCAATTCGGGCAAGGCGGAAGACTTGCAAGAGGAATTTGATAGCATTTCTATATTTCGTTTGCATCCTAACGATATTCACCGCGCCTTGCCTAATCAGAAAGAGCGCAAAAAGCGTTCGCAAGAGCGGCGTAAAGAGCGCATCAAAAGCGGCGAATTAATAGTGCATCGCAAATCACGTTCCGAACGTATGGCTAGGCTTGCGCCGGGCCAAGTTGCGCGCATCCTTAAAAAGGATGCCGAAAAGCAACGGCGCAAGCGCGAAGCACTACAGAGCGATCCTAAGGCGCTTAAAGCCTATAGAGAGAAAGCGGCCAAGCGCGCCAAGAAATCTAGGGATGCTGCTAAGGGTAAGTAATAGTTAGCTAGGGAAAGGTTATATTATGGGCAACATTGTGGGTAACTACACCGCTAAGATTTATGATTTATCAATCAAACAAGAGATTGATAATATTAGGCGCAATCTAACACGTATAGAATTTAGTGATAACAACGATGAAATAGAGAAAGCATTAAGGGCGTTGAAGCAAGCTGCTTACCATACAAATAGAGCACTTGGTTTAATGGAGTAAGACTAATGCAGATTATCCGCCGCACCGGAGCAATCAAAAAGAAAGTCTTACCTACCTTAGACATTAATCCCGAACCATACAAAGCAAAGCAAGCGGAAACCCGCATTGCTACCTTTGATACCGAAACTGATCCTTTCGCACCCGGTAGGGTTGTGAAGCCATTTACGTGTGGTTTCTACCTAACAGATACGCAAGAGTATTTCGATTTTTGGGGCGATGACTGTATAGATCAATTTATTGTTTTTCTTGCTGCCAATTTTGAGCCGGGAGAGCTGTCTATATTTGTGCATAATGGTGGAAACTTCGATTTCTATTTTATGCTAGATCATTTCGACAAAGGGCATTCCCCATTTATTATTAATGGGCGCTTAGTCAAAGTTGAAATATGTGGGCAAGAATTTAGAGACAGCTATTCAATGATACCTGTTGCACTAGGTGAGTATGACAAAGACAGCATAGATTATCGGTGCATGGAGCGTGGATTTAGAGATACCTTTAAGCCCAAGATAAGAGAGTATCAAAAACGCGATTGTACTGCGCTTGCAGAACTAGTCACTAACTGGCTGGATATGTTCGGCAATAAAAAGACAATGGCTAGCGTCGCTCTCCCTATGCTGCGATCTTATCAAGGGTTCGATACTCTATCAGAAAGCATAGATAATGAAATGCGCCCCTATTATTTTGGGGGGCGTAATCAATGTTTTGCTACAGGTATCTTGCAAGGGAATTTTAAAGTTTATGATATTAACTCCAGCTACCCAGACGTTATGCGTAGGTTTAACCACCCTATTAGCGATAAGCCTATATTTGAGCCTAAAATCACTTCACGCACCCACTTTGCTAAAATACGCGCTTGGAGCCTTGGGGCGCTGCCTATTCGCAATGATAATGGGAGCCTTAGTTTTCCTATTGGCACTTTTGATTTTTATGCTTGTATTCACGAAATAAAAGCAGGTTTAGAAACTGGTACATTGCGCATTATCAAATGCTATCATTCAATTTACTTTGAACAAGAAGCCAACTTTGCCGCGTTCATAGATCATTACTATAACTTGCGATTAGAAGCTGGCAGCAATGGTGATGAAATACGCAGATTGTTCTATAAACTAGTAATGAATAGTAGTTATGGAAAATTTGCCCAAGACCCCCGCAAATATGAAAATTGGTTATTTGATCCACAAGAGATACCCAAACCCTTTCATTGTTCCGAATGTTTTGACGCTATCAATAAGAAAACATATGTGAGTAAATGTAAGGCTTGTGAAACTGGCGACTTTGATCCTTATGGCTGGTATTTACACACAACTAGGGAGGGGACACATATTTATGCGCAACCGCAACGCGTTAGAAACGGCTCATTCTTTAATGTGGCAACCGCCGCAAGTATCACTAGTGCCGCTAGGGCAAGCCTACTCCGAGGCATTCAAGCGGCAACCCGCCCTGTCTATTGCGACACAGACAGCGTTATATGCGAGCACCTTGAGAGCACCACAACTAACGGTATTACGTTGCATCCCAAGCAACTTGGAGCATGGGACACAGAGGCTACAGGTGATACCGTCGCTATTGCGGGCAAAAAACTATATGCCATATTTAGTAAAGGCGAACCTATCAAGAAAGCAAGCAAGGGGGTTAAACTCACTGCTAACGAAATCCTTAGGGTGGCAAATGGTGAGACAATAGAATATGCACAACCCGCGCCTAAATTCAAACTAGATGGTAGTGCGCAATTTACAAACCGTAGGATAAAGGCAACAGGCAATGCGGCAATTTAGCAGATTAGAAATCGGATTAATGATAGTCGGATTTTTCTTATTGGTAACGGTGTTAGATTTGATTGAAATTATTTGGACTATGCAGGTTCCAAGCGCTCCCATTGATAAGGTGACATTTATTGAGGGGGAATGTGAGACGGTATCTAGTACGGTTAAGGATGCAAAATAAAGTGCGATTAATAGCGCCGCTAGGGTTGACACCTTGGCGGCGCTTGTGTATGAGGGGTTATTGAAAGCGAAAGGGAAAGATCATGGTTTTTGTAAATCGCGCCCCTAAAATCAACGAAACTGTTTCGCGCACTATTATTGATCGTAACCGCGCTGTTGAAAACGCTGGCTATTACGCTAGGAAAAATGGTTTTCACGGTAGCGCCAACCCCTACGCCGATTGCGATGGTGATATTAATTGCGCTGATGCGCAATTGTGGCTTGACGGATGGGTAGAAGCTGACTGGGAATTATTGAAAGGATAAATAATGCAAACCCAAATTCGCTCCCTGTGGGCCATCATAACCCTGCAAGCTATCGCAACCATAGCCATAGCTTACAACCTACCGGAGAAAGGCTTATGCTTGATCCTGCACTAGTTAAAGGAGAGAGGGTCTTAATAGGCCCTCTCTCCGTAACGGGAATTTCTTACTATCTTCGACCGCATCCGCGTAAGGATCAAGAGGCGGTATATTGGCGTCATAGTATGCGAGACGCTAAAGGTAGATGCTTTATCTATACAGGGAAGCGTTTAGGGGTTGTTTCGGGGGAGGATATATATTTAAGATGTACGGTTAAAAAGATTGATGCTGATTGGAATTGTGTTAGAGTTATGCGACCTGTTGTGGTTCATGCTACAGAAGGTAGTTTAATTTAGAGAAAGGAATGAGTTGTGGATATAGTTATTAATCAGGGCGAAAGTATTACTATTAAAGTGGTTGATGATGACAACCCTATTGAGGGCGAATTAACAATAGTATTTTGCGAAACATATTGTAGCATTGCTGGGTATATTTCTGGTAATGATAAGCAAGATAATATAAACCATTTTGTTAAGAGATAGTGGCCACCTCCCATACCACCAACCAACCCAACCCCCTCCAGCGCAAGTAATGATCGAGATACTATCTATCATTACAGCGCCAATACTGTTGACATAATAGCCAAAGTATTTGTCAGCGTTTTAGTTGGCTTATACTTTGGCTTTATTTGTTGT